AAGCCCCGCCTAAAACACTCTCAAATACTTCTGATCCAGAAGCTTATCGAAAGTTAAGACTGGCCCAGAAGCAGAAGCGTATGAAAGGCTAGATTATGGCTAACACAAACCTTACTATCGACATGATTACCAACGAAGCGTTGATGATCCTGCACCAAAAACTTAACTTCATCGGAACCGTTAATCGTTCTTATGATGACAGCTACGCGAAATCCGGCGCGAAGATTGGCGACACTCTCCGCATCCGCCTCCCGAATGAATACACCATTCGTTCCGGCGCGACCCTCTCTGCTCAGGACACGACCACGACGAAAGTCGATCTGGCTGTTTCCACTCAGAAGGGTGTTGATGTCAACTTCACCTCTGAAGAACTGACGATGGATATTGACCGTTTCAGCGAAAACATTCTGGCTCCTGCTATGTCTGTTCTGGCTGCTAACGTCGAAGCCGACGCCATGAGCATGTATAAAGACGTTTACAACTTCGTAGACAATGCAGGCTCTTCGATGACCTTTGCCAAGGCTCTTGAAGCTTCCAAGAAGCTGACCGACAGCCTTGCCCCGTATGACAATCGTTGCCTGAACCTGAACACTCAGGACAATGTTGACATGGTTGACGCCCTGAAGGGTCTGTTTAACGCAGAGGACAAGCTTTCCAGCAACTACAAGGAAGGTCGTCTGGCTGGTCCCTTCGGTGGCTTCTCTGACATCTACGAGAACACCATGTGGGGCAACCACACCACGGGTACGGCAGCAGCCACCACGGGTTATCTGGTCAACGGTGCATCTCAGACGGGTTCGACCCTGACGGTTGATACCGGATCGACCACGTTCCTTGACGGTGACGTTATCACGATTGCTGGCGTTAATCGCGTCCATCCTGAAACGAAAGCCGACACTGGCGTATTGCAGCAGTTTGTTGTCACGGCTGATAGCGGTGCCTCCGCTACCTCCCTGTCAATCTCTCCTGCTATCACGACCTCCACGGGTGCACAGAATGTTACCGGTTCTCCGGCTGATAACGCTGCTATCTCCAAGGTCGGCGGCGGTGCCTCTAGCGTGTTCACGAACACGATGGCCTATCACAAGGACGCATTTGCCTTCGCAACTGCTGACTTGGTTATGCCACAGGGTGTTGACATGGCTTCCCGTAAGGTCATGGACGGCATTTCCCTCCGCATCGTGCGTAACTACGATATCAACAACGACAAATTCCCCTGTCGTATTGATATCCTTTACGGTTACTCGGCGATCAGGCCGCAGTTGGCTTGCCGCATTGGGAATAATTGATCTGGATGACATAGGGGGAGGGCTTCGGCTCTCCCCTGCATCTAGCAGGAGGTATTCTTTGAAACGCTTCACAGAAAAATATATTATCGACGATAATACGGGCTGCTGGAATTGGACTGCCTCTCTTGATGCATATGGATATGGTCAATTCAAGGTGGAGCCTAAAAATTATAAGGCTCATAGGTTCTCCTATGAGAATAAGTTTGGCCCAATACCTGACGGACTTTGTGTGTTGCATAAGTGTGACAACAGGAAATGCGTCAATCCTTCCCATTTATTCCTTGGAACCGCTTCGGACAACATGAGAGACAATGTGTCCAAGGGAAGGCAATCTAAGGGCGGGTTGCACGGTAGGGCTAAGCTGACAGATGAAACAGCAAAGTGGGTAAAAGATTTAATTAAATACAGTTCATTAAGTAATTCGGAAATATCTCAGTATTTTGGCGTTTCCGGCACTGCAATATGGCTTGTGAGAAAAGGCCGAACATGGCGTCATGTGTGAAAGGAAGTGTTATGAAATATATGTATCGCATGAAAGACGGCGAAATTGAGGCAAAGGTATTCCAGGACGATGAAAAGGTGCCGTCCGAATGGAAAGACGATCCTGCGAAATGTAAGCAGAAAAAGATTTTTAAAAAGAAGGTTAAAAAGTAATGGCAATCACAGATTACGCTTCTTTAAAGACTACCGCAGCCGATTACCTACACAGGTCTGATTTATCGGATAGCGTAATCTCTAGCTTTGTGCAATTCGGGGAGGCGCGGCTTAATCGCAAGCTGCGTCTTTTGCAGCAGGAAACGAATACGGAATTGACGCTGACCTCTGGAACGGATGAGGTTTCATTGCCGTCAGACTGGCTGGAAACAATCGACGTTATTTACGCCAATGATAAACAGGCCATTCATCCCCAGAACATCAAGAACTTGAACTCACAGCGCACGTATGACACGACGACATCGAGGCCGTACTTGTACGCGACGACAGATGGCAAGATGATCTTCGAAATTACGGCAGACGACAATTACAGCATATCGCTTGATTATTTTAAGGCTTGGGACATTGCAACGGACGACACGAACTGGCTACTCACGAATGCTCCTGATGCTTACCTTTATTCTACTCTTCTGGAGGCGAAAGCCTATATTAAGAAGGTTGAAGATATGGCGATTTGGGGGGAGGGCTTAACGCAGGCAATCGACGACCTGAACCGGCTCGATAACAGATCACGGCGCAACGCCACATCACGAATTGATAGCGCACTTGTGCGTTCAGGACGGTTTGACATAAACAGAGGCTTCTAATGTTAGAATTTGGCGCATTTCTGCCCGATCAAGCAGCGTATACAAATGCAGGGGCCAATGACGCTAAAAACGTCCTGCCTCTGACGAATAAATCATACGGCCCCTTGCCCAGCCTCTCCAGTGTGGTTGATGCCCTGACGAACAGGGTGCAGGGTGCCGTTTCTTTGCAGCAGTCAGACGGGACGCAGTTTACATTTTGCGGTGACAATCAAGACCTGTTTAAGCTGAACGCGACTTCCTTCGACAACGTATCGAAAAGCGCAGCGGCCTACACAACGGCCTCCACAGACCAATGGTACTTCGTGCAGTACGGTAACAGGGCAATAGCCGTTAATGGTCACACAGACGCCCCCCAGACCTTCCTGATGGGTACTGATGCGGCATTTAGCGACCTTGGCGGCTCTCCCCCGCAGGCTAAACATGTTGCCGTGATTAATAACTTCGTGATGCTGGGAAATATAGACGATGCGACAGACGGTGTTGTACCTAATCGGGTGCATTGGTGCGCTATTGACGACCCTACGGACTGGCCTACGATTGGCTCCAGTGACGCAGCGCAAAAACAGTCAGACCGGCAGGACTTGCCTAACGGTAATTCAGTTGAGGCAATTACAGGCGCAATCGGTGGTGTTGATGGTGCCGTGTTCATGCGGAATAGCGTCTATCGGGTAAATTACGAGGGAAGCCCCCTTGTGTTCTCTTTTACGGAGGTTGAACGGGGCAGGGGAACGCTTGCCGGTAAGTCTGTGGTAAATGTCGGCCCCTTTGCTTTTTACCTTGCGGAACAGGGCTTCTTTTCCTTTAACGGCACGACATCGACCCCGATAGGTAGCCAGAAGGTTGACAGCTATTTCTTCGCAGACCTTGACCTGAATTATGTGGATCGGGTTACGGGCGTTGCCGATCCCGTTAATAAGGTGGTCATTTGGTCTTATCCTGGGGCCGGTAATGTAGACGGCACCCCTAACAAGATCATTGCCTATAACTGGGAAACGGATCGGTGGTCTTACGGAGAGGTGACTTGCGATCTTGTATTCAGCGACACGACTGTAGGCTACACGCTCGATCAGCTTGACAGCTTCGGCAATATGGACAGCCTGACAACGAGCCTTGATAATCGTTTCTGGGTGGGTGGTTTTGCGTCCCTGTCTGCCTTCGATAGTTCACACAAGCTTGCGACCTTCTCCGGTTCTGCACTGGAGGCGACAGTAACGACAACGGAAGTCGGGGGCAATGAATTATGGCAGCTTCCGAATGAGCGCATTTATGTAAACGGTGTTCGGGTGTACGTGGACGGCGGCACTTATACTGCGTCATTGACGTATAGGGACAGCCCTAGCGGAACGACATCGACAGACGGCCCGAATACGGTCGACGGGAACGGCATGGCGCACTTCACACGATCTTGTCGCTTTGCTCGATTTACGGTCACGATAGCAGCAGGCGGCACATGGTCACATGCTATGGGCGTTGACCTTGACGTAGATCAAGATGGGGAAACTTAATTGACAGTAAGTAATTTCAGCGTCCCCCCCTCAGACCTAGAGGACGGTAAGAAGCATAGGAGGCTCTTAGCGCAGTCTATCGCACTGTCTATGCTAGGTAGGACCAATAACGTCTTAGATGTGACTGTGGATGCAAATCAGGCCGCTACAACGGTCACTGATAGCCGGATCGGGGTTAATACTGTGGCTATCTGCATTCCGACGACTGCTAACGCTTCAGCAATCGCGCTTCCTTACCGCGATTTCTCCAGCCCTGTTAATGGCTCGATGTCCTTGATACATGCGAATGACGCGAACACAGATAAAACTTTTAAAGTTATATTGGTGGGGTAATGCTTGACCAAGTAATTTACTTGATGACCTTTTCCGATTTCCATCGGGATTTCACAACGGATCAAATCTCCCGTTGCATCATTCCTCCTGTTAATCTGAACCAGTGCGCGGGGCTTGTCGAGAATGGTTATTTGACGGCGTGGGTTAGCTGGGCATTCATGGATGATAAAAGTGCTGACAAGTTCCTTGAAGGCGAGTATACTATGGAACCTTCAAGTTGGAGTAGTGGTGAAAGATTAGTCTTTATGGACTGTATCGCACCATTCGGACAGGCAAGGCAATTAATGCGATTATGCCGCCAACTTTTCCCCGATTATCCTAAAGCAGAATGGCGGCGGCACCTAAAACAAAGGCGTGTTGGAGTAATGGTTAATGTCTAGTGATGGCGGAACGGATGCCGGTGGAAGTGCCAGTCAAGCGGCTGGTAAAAATCCTGCTGGTGGTCAAAGTGTCGGAACGTCTGGCGGATATGAGGTTGCCGGTTTTGGCCCTGCTCCCGGCGAGGATCAAGCTGATTTCGGCGAATACGGAACGATGGATTATTCCGACCTTGGGAATGATGGAACAGTGTCCGTAGAAGAGACTATTACTATTCCGAAGGTCAATGCGCTTCTTGCTGACCCTACGACTATTGATGTCCCTGACCCTACATTTAAGGAACGTCTATTCGGTCAACGTGGGTATTTTACTCCAGGAATTAACCCGCAGGCGGAAATGACCCCTGAAGTCGTATCTGTTGCGGAGGCTTTGACGGGACGGCCTGACACGCAAAGTCGAGGTGATTGGGGTGAAGGTAATAGTTCGAGTGTAACCCCCTACCTGTTGCGGGAGAAAGAACCGGAACCGGCTCCAACTGTTGTTTCTGTTGCAACGCCAACACCTGAACCATTAACTCCATACGAACACTTGAAGCAGAAATGGGCTGGAAACCAGTTTATCCTTGCCCCTATTACGAGGAAAGCAAATGTCTAGTGACAAGCCAGCAACCTACCAGACGACGACATCCAGCACTGCCCCGTGGAGTGGTCAGCAGGAATACCTTAAAACAGGTTATGAACGGGCGCAGACTGATGTTCTGGATAAGCCTACGGAGTTCTATCCTAATTCTACGGTGGTTCCCTTTGCGCCTCAGACCGAGCAAGCTTTAGGGCTTCAGGAGCAACGTGCTTTAGCTGGTTCACCAGTGACGAAGGCAGCACAAGAACAGGTACGAGGAACCACGGCAGGGGATTATCTGACGGCAGGCAATCCTTACATGCAGCAGGCGATTAAAAACGTCACTGACCCGATTGGGGAACAGTTTCAAGAGGACATTATTCCCGGCATTCAGTCCGGCTTTAGCGGTGCTGGTCGCTACGGTGCAGGGCTTCAGGCTCGGGCGCAGGAGCGGGCAGGCCAAGCCGCAATGCGTGAGATTGGCAACATCGGCACACAGATGGGTAAAGACATCTACGAAGGAGAGAGGGCACGGCAGATGCAAGCCGCTTCCCTTGCCCCTCAGATGGCGCAGCAGGACTATACAGACATACAGGCTCTTAGGGGCGTTGGCGACATCAGAGAGGCACAGGCAGGCGCAGAACTGCAAGGTGACATTGCAAGGTTCCAGCATGGGCAGCAGGCACCTAAAGACGCTCTGGCTCAGTATATGGCTCTTGTCGGTGGCGGTGGGTATACGGACACAAGCGAAACATCACCTATCTACCGCAACAAGATGGCTGACGCTCTTGGCATGGGGTCAACTGCTGCCGGTATCGCTGGTACGCTATTCGGCAAACAGGGAATTTGGGGTTAAATCATGGCTAAATATCCAGGATTGCTATTAACGGAAGGTGATAAGCATCAGGCACTCTATCAGGGGTTGCTTAATGTCGGTGCGAGCCTTGGCGGATACTCTGACAAGCCTATTTCCCTAGCACAGCAGCTAGGTCAGGCCGGTCGTGGTTTCGCGCAGGGTTATCAGGGCCATATCTCACGTACCAAGCAAGACCAGCTTGAACAGATGCAGGCGCAGTCACAGCAGGCGCAGATGGAAGCGCAGCGCATGAAGATCGAAGAGGCGAAGCGTCAGAAGGCGGAACGGGAACAGCGTGAGCGTGTTGCTAGGGAGCATTTCGGCGGATTTGTCGGCCCCCATACTTCGGAGCGTCAGGCCATGATTGCGGCTGATCCTTGGGCTTTGATGCAGAGTGATGTCGAGGCTAAGAAGGCTGCGGGTGCATCTGCTCTGGAGCATCAACGCGCACTTGACCTTGAACGGTTAAAACAGGAGGGGAAAGACAAGCCTCTTGATGTTCAGGCTTATAACGAATGGAGGAAGCAGCCGGAAAATGCTGGTAGGTCGATGCTTGATTTTAAGAAGGATATGGCCGCAGCATCAAAGGCTCCTGACAGTAGTAAATTAATAAATGAAGACGGTACATTAACGGCCCGTGGTGCATTGTCCGGTGAAGATGATATGCGGAAAGAGTTAAAGCCTGTCAGGGAAGCACTTTCAGAGGATAACAGGAAGATGACGAACCTTTCGTCAGCACTGAAACTCCGCACTGGTCAAGGCGATATTGCAGCAATCAACTTCTTGCAAAAAATGGTTGACGAGGGCGTTGTCCGAGGTGAGGACATCAGAGTGCAGCAGATGGCGCAAAGCTTTGTCGATCAAATGAAAGGATGGATCAACCAAGCAAAAGAAGGCGAATTATTGCCTGATGCAGTGCGGCAGAAAATGGCGCAAACTGCGTATTCGGTTTATCAGAACAACACAGCAACGCATAAGCGTACAGTTGAAGGTTTTAGGGCAATCTCTGAACGCAGAGGAATGGACTTTGAAAATATCTGGCCTACTGAATTGTCCAGTTATTTCGGGGTCAAGGAGCCGAAACTTTCAAAGGGTGTGCGAGGAAAGAAAATCCCTCCGCAGGAACTCCCGAATGATTTGGTGCCGGTGAATTAATATGGCAGAGTTACTTTACAGCAAATCACAAGGCCAGCATTATCTGAAAGATGACGACGGGGTAACTCCCGTTGAAGTGATGAAATCAGAAAGCACCGGAGAAACCTTCATCAAGGGCGAGGACGGCGAATATTACAAATATGAAGCTAAACCATCATACGAGCCTACGGCATACGATTACGCACAGCAGGCAATCGGTCAAGGTACATTGATGGGCTTTGGCGATGAACTTGCCGGTGCCGTTAAGGGTATTTATGGGGCTATCGGAACAGATAAACCATTCTCGGAAAGTATTGATGAAAGCATTGATGCTGAACGCGCAAGGATGGCACAAACCGAGGAAGCTTTAGGGATGCCTGCCACACTTGCATTGCAAGCCGGTGGAGGGCTTCTGACTGGTGGTGTAGGCGCAGGACGGGCGATTGCTGGTAAAAGCCTTGCGATGGCTCCTAAGTTGTATCGGGCTGCTATGCAGGGTGGTGTTCAGGGCGGCATAACCGGCGCAGGAATGTCGGAGGGTGGCGTTCTGGATCGTGCCGGAGGTGCGGCACAAGGTGCGGCAACAGGTGCGGTTCTCGGCCCTGCTTTAACGGGTGTTGCTCATGGTGTTGGAAAGGTCGGCTCGGCTGTTGGTCGGATGCTCCCAGGAGGGGCGCAACGACAAGCTGCTGGGCTTCTTCGCAGTACCATTCCGGCAAAGGATGTCGCTAGGCTCGAACAGGAGGTGCTTGCTGCGCCTCATAGTGTTGTCGCTGACTTTGCCCCGACTGATGCAAAGCGTATCGTCGGGGAGGCAACTAGGACAGTCGGAAGCGGCCCACAGGTCAAGTATCTAAAAGCCCGTCATAGGACGCAGGCTTCTAGGATAGTTCCTGCTGTTGATGATATTATTTCCGGTGAAAATGTCGGACAGAAGATAGACAAAATCACACGTTCAAGACAAAAACAGGCATCAGAGAATTACGGGAAGTTCTATGAAAACCCTGTAGAATTAACTCCCCAGTTGAAAAGCTTCTTTGAACGGGATGTCTTTCAAGATGCGTATACATTCGCGCAACGGTTAGCGAATAATGACGGCATTAAGCTTCCGCCTCTTTTCGAAGTCGGGGAAGATGGCGTTAAACGCTACTTGAAGCCGAATGCTCAATTGCTGGATTACATCAAGCAGGGCATGGATACTGCAACGGATGCCGCATACAAGGAAAGCGGCACGATGGGGAACAGTGTTAAGAACCTCCGCAATCAGTATCGAGACTATCTGGATGAACTTCTGCCGGATTATAGGGAGGCGCGTTCTGCCTATGCCGGACATTCCGCCGCTTTAGAAGCTGCCGAGAATGGGCGCAAGTTTATGTTGTCTCTTGGTGATGAAGGAAAGGCTTTAAAGGGCTTTAGTCGTAAGGACATTGCAGACCTTGGGGAGCATGAATTAGAGGCTTTCCGGTCTGGGGCAGCTTCCGCATTGCGTGATAAGATTGAACGCAAGGGTTTCGGGGCTAATGTTACTTTGTTATTCGACAATCCTGGGGTTAAGAAAGACCTTGACGCCTTGCTAGGCCGGGACGCTGCTAGGGCATTTCGTAAGAGCATAAAGGCTGAAGCAAAAATGGCGGAAACTTGGGCTGAAAACCAAGGTTCTGCGACAAGCCAGAGGTTAAGCGCAGGGAAGACAATGGGAACGGTTCTTGATGTCGCTGCCGGTGCTGATCCGACTGTTAGCGTTTTGCGCGGTGCAATGAATAAGGTTGCTCCCCAGCCTGAAGCAGTAGCAAGCGAAATTTCTAGGCTGATGGCATCCCCTAAAATTGCTGATAAAATGGCGGCATTCGCACTGTTAAAGCAGCGTGGTATTCAACAGCCTTTAAGTAAGGCCGGAGGGTTAGCCCAAGGTGCCGTTTCCGGCGTTGGCGGTTATCTTGGCGGCAGATATGGAGCAAGCAACTAATGGCAACGATTTACGACTGGTCAACGACAGCAGCAGACAATGATGACGCTGGCACTCCGATAAACTGGGCTGAAAATCAGCTACCTTCTACGGTGAACGGTTCGGCCCGTGAGATGATGAAGCAGGTTGCCGACTGGCGGAACTTGGTCGGGGCAGCTAAAATATCGGCTGGAACGGACACAGTTACGCTGACAAGCGGATTGTCGCTGTCTGCCTATGCTCAGGGCATGTTGTTCTCCTTCGAGGCTGGAGGGACGAATACAGGCGCTGTGACGCTTAATGTTGATAGCATTGGGGCTAAGGCCGTTAAAAAGCATCATGACGTAGCTTTAGCGGCTGGTGACATCGAGGCAGGCGGGATTTACATTGTTGCATATGAGGCAACGGCGGATAATTTCCAGCTTCTTTCTGCTGTATCGAATGATACGGCGGCTGATCTGACGACCCATATTGCCGATACGACGACACACGGCACAACGGGGGCAATTGTTGGCACTTCCGATACGCAGACGCTGACGAATAAGACCATTGACTTAACCGATAATACGTTAAGTGGAACTACGGCTGAATTTAACACGGCTTTGTCGGATGGTTCCTTTGCTACTCTGGCTGGCACAGAGACGCTGACGAACAAAACTATCACTTCGCCGGACATTGACGGCGGAAGCATCGACAACACGCCTATAGGGGCTTCTACGGCTTCCACAGGGGCATTCTCTACTGGTTCCTTTACGGGTAATGTCACAGCGTCTACGGCACCTTCAGCATCTGGTCATCTGACAAATAAACAATATGTTGATGACTTGTTTACGGGCGTATCTGGTAGGGCGACTGTTCGGGCTGCGACAACTGCGAACATCACGATTTCTACGGCCCTGAATAACGGCGATACGCTCGACGGGGTTACGCTGGCGACTGACGACCTTGTGCTTGTTAAAGATCAGACAGCAGCGGAAGAGAACGGCATTTATAAGGTTGCTGCTGTTCCGGCTAGGGATGAGTGGTTTGATACTTGGGATGAATATCCAGGTGCCTTTATCTCCGTTCAGGAAGGCACGACGAATGCTGATCTGATGTTCTTGTGTACGGCTGATACGGGTGGCACTCTAGGAACAACGGCGATCACATGGGTTCAGGTATCGCCGCAGAATGCCGGTACGGTTACCAATGTTGCTACTGGAACGGGTCTAACTGGCGGGCCGATTACTTCAACGGGAACAATCTCAATTGATGCTTCGGCAACTCCACAGCTTTCCAGTGCTAACACCTTCACCAACACCCAGACGATTGAAATCGGCGGTGGTTCTGGAACTGCTGCTAATGCGTCAATGGACGATCTGGTTATTGACAGCAACGGTTCTGCTGTAGGCATCAATATCCTTGGTGGACTTAATAACATTGGCTACCTCGGATGGGGTGATAACGCTTCAGCAATTGGAGGTTATCAGCAGTATTCC